CGTCCGTGATCGGGTGGCTTCTGTTCAAGCTTTGTTGGAAAACGGAAAGGGCGAAGTCAGATTGCAGGTCGCCGCAAATTGCAAACGAACGATCGAATGTTTAGAACTGCAGAGCTACACCGAGGCCGGTGATCCTGATAAAGATGCGGGTTATGATCACATGAATGACGCACTTGGGTATCTTGTCTACCGCGATTTCAGCATGATTCATGCTCGCGCAGGCCGAGGCACTGGCATCAGGCTTTACTAAACTGACGGCATCGGGCGGGATTTAACTGTGTATTCAGGCTTTTCTGGTGGTCGCCAACGTGTTGGCAACGTCACAACGGTGGATAGCCCGAATACAGCTTGGGCAAATATGGAGCCCCATTGGGAGCTGCTAGAGGCCCTCCAGGGGGGAACATTTAGCGTGCGCAGAAAGCATCGGAAGTACCTTCCGCAAGAGCCACGAGAGCAAGACCTCAGCTATGACGCAAGGTTGCAAAGAAGTGTCGTCAGCCCTTTTGTAACTCGAATCGAAAAAATGTTGGCGGGCATGTTGACTCGCAAACCGGTCAGGCTTGACGATGTAACTGATCAAATACGCGAGCAACTGTTTGACGTTGATTTGCAGGGCAACGACTTACAGTCCTGGTTATTTCAGACAAGCAGGCTCTGTATTCGCTATGGCCACGTTGGCGTTCTTGTTGATGCGCCTAAAGCTGGTGATAACGGCCGCCCTTACTGGATTTCATACTCGCCAAAAAACATACTCGGCTGGAGACATGAATTAACGGATGGGCAGCAGAAACTGACGCAGCTTCGTCTTTCTGAAAAGATCCTCGTGCCAGATGGCTTATACGGAGAGAAGCAGATTGAGCAAGTGCGTGTCTTGACTCCTGGCGCATTTGAGATTTTCCAGAAGGATCAAAAAGGCGATTTCCGTGTTGTTGACGAAGGCACAACAAGCTTGAGCGAGATTCCGTTCAGCGTTGCTTACTCCAACCGCACAGGCGTTTTGGAATCGTTTCCACCCTTAGCTGATATTGCTGAGCTAAATCTGCAGCACTATCAAGTGCAGTCTGATCTTGGGAATCAATTGCACATCAGCGCAGTGCCGATGCTTGCGTTGTTTGGCTTTCCACAATCTGCTGAAGAGATCAGCGCAGGCCCTGGGGAAGCTTTTGCACTCCCCGAAACGGCGCGGGCAGAATTTATTGAACCCGCTGGCAACAGCTACGACGCGCAATTCCGCAGGCTTGCAGAAATCGAAGCACAGATCAACGAACTTGGTCTTGCTGCTGTTATGGGGGCAAAACTTGTAGGTGAGACAGCTGAGGCCAAGCGCATAGACCGCAGTCAAGGCGATGCGACGATGATGGTTGTCGCGCAGCAGATGCAGGACATGATCGACAACTGCCTGCGATTCCATGCTGATTATCTGCAGGAGTCACAAGCTGGCAGCAGCCTTGTCAATCGTGACTTTATGGGCACAAGACTTGAGCCACAGGAGATTCAAGCGTTGTTGCAGCTTTACACCGCTGGCACGGTGACGCAGGAAACGTTGTTACTACAGCTTGAAGCAGGCGAAGTGCTTGGTGACGACTTCGATGTAGAAGCAGAACTAGAAGCAACGCAGGCTGGCGGATTACTTGAAACACCGCAGCCAGTCCCCGAACAGGAAGTCACAATGCCTGAAGGTGAACCGGAGGCAGACAATGGATTGGCTTGATAATTTGCGCAGGCCAAAGCCTGAACAACCATCAAGCCGGGATTTCTTTTACTCGCATGACAGGCTTGCAAATCAGTATTTCGCGGTCATCAGACTGACCTGGTATCTGGACGGCAAAGTTTGCGCTGTAACCGAAAGCAGTATTGCGACTTATGACAAAGATGTAGTGGCGGAATTTACGTCAATCTTGGATAACGCGCTAAAGCTTGGCGCTGATGCGTCTGTTGTTTGCATTGAAGAAGCTGAAGCCCTTGGTATCTATGAAAAATGAGTACACCTGCCGAGCTTTACCGCAATGCAATCGACCTCAATCGCTACAGCAACAGCGTTGCTAAGCGGATTATCGTTTCATACAACGATTTACTTGTGGATACTGCTCAGCGCCTTGCTGGGCTTGATGCTGTTTCTGCGCCTGCAAAAGCTGCACGGTTAAGGGCCACGTTGGGCCAATTAAAAACATCCCTTGACGAGTGGGCGTCAAATAGCACGGCTCTGTCAGTAAGAGAGCTGGAAGAATTAGCAGGCGTTCAAGCTGGCTTTGTTGAGGAACAGTTAAGGGAAGCAATACCGCTTGAATTTCGCAATCAAGTCCGATCAGTTGAGATTAGCCCGCGTTTTGCTGAGGCTGTAGCAACAGCAGATCCAACACAACAGGGGATCGTCTCACTTAGCGACGATTTAGAGGCTGCCGTAAAAGGGGCCAAGGATGTGGTGCGGATCAAGGTTGCCGATGGGGTAACAATGACGTTGCCCAACGGTCAGGTTTTAAAAAACTCGTTTGCAAATATGGCCCAAAAGGAGGCCGCGTTTTTTGGCCAAGCAGTTCGCAATGGTTTTCTGACGGGTGAGCCAACGGACTCGATCATCAGAAGGCTCAAGGGTCGCTTGACTGAAGGAGATGCTGGGCCTATTTCTCAGATTCTTCGTGCCGGTGGTGAGTCAACTGTTCGTGCCAACAATCAGATTCGCACGTTGGTACGGACCAGCGTAAATCAAGTGGCCAACGCGGCGAGCATGAAAACTTATGAGGCCAACCAAGACATCACGACAAAGTATCGATACACAGCAACTTTGGACAGCAGGACTTCCCCTGTCTGTAGAGCTTTAGACGGTACTGAGCACCTTTACGGCAAAGGGCCAATCCCTCCGCAACATTTTAATTGCAGATCAACCACAGTCCCAATTATTGACTATGAGAAGCTTCGTTTTGATCCGCCGCCACCAAGCAAATTAGGCAGGCCAGGTGGGGACAAGAACATTCCAGATGGCGAGAACTATGGCCCATGGCTGAAGCGGCAGCCGAAGGCTGTGCAGGAAAAAGTGCTTGGCGATCAAGGCCAGGTCGGTTATTTCAATGCGTTGTCGCGCAAATATGGCCCTGATGGAGCGATCCGGCGCTTTGTGCGTGAGGACGGATCAGAGAAAACAATTGGAGATTTGAAAGAGGCTTATGGCGATCCATCGAAGATCAAAGCAAAGCCAAAAGCTAAACCCAAGCCAAAGGTTGCACCTAAGACCGCTATACCGAAACAGACAGATCGGGATTACATCCAAGCGCATCAATTTGATAATGGCAAAAACAAGCTGAGCCATCAGGACATTGCCGACAGCCTTGAAGCTGCTGGCGAAGAACCCGGCTTGGTTGGCGAACACATGCGGCAAATGATGGCATTTGTCCGTAAAAAAGAAATTCAAACTATTTGGTCAAATGGTCGTGAAAAGGTTGTTGGCCCTGATTTCAATCATTGGGCGGACACAGACATTATTAAGGCTTTGAGAGCTGGCAAAGGCAAGGGCGAAGGTGTTGTTAAAGACGTTGCGGATGCACTGGAAAAAGGACAAAAGAGCCCATTCCTTCACACCATTGGCAGAGTTAGCAGCGGCGCAGGTGGCCACACGATTCAAGCGGCACACATTGTCGTAATGAAACAGGAGTCTCAGTACGTCAAACTGGCTAAATCTGGTATTGAAAAGATCCGTGTTGCAATCAGAAACAGCGTGACGCAATCTGCAGCAGGTAGGCCCATGCAGGTGGCGACCAAGGATCTTTACAAAAAAACAGGCAAGACTACCTGGAAAACAACCGAAGGATGGCTTGGGACTTATGTCCATGAAATGGGGCACCAAATTCACTTCAGGGCTGGGATGCCATCAATAGACAAACTCATTGCAGAAAAAACCAAAGGGTTGACCGGAGAAAAGTTGCTTGTTGAACGCAATAAGCTGGGATGGAATCCGTCTAAATATGGGACAACTAACGGAATGGAACGATTTGCCGAAACGTTTGTGCAATTTGTGTTTGCCCCTGACGAGCTAAAGAAAGCCAGCCCTGTTGCTTACAAATGGGTAGAAGAAGCCATGAAGGAGGCGCTGAAATGACGTTTGATCAAGCTGTTGAACTGGTGCAAGGCTGGCCAAAAAACCGTACAGTTCCGCGCAAGTTAAAAGTTGGGATTGAGGCTGCTACGGGATTAGACAAGGTATTTATGGAGCAACTTGTTGAAGCTTTAATGGTGGCCTCTACAACTGAGGCGGACTTGGAATTGATTGAAAAGCACTTTGATTGAACCGTACTGCTGCAAGGGCTAACCTAGAATCAGCTCAAAAGCAGGTATCCAAGTGGTGAAGCTTCATAGCAAATTTCAGCTCACGGTTCCGGTAGAAGAAGCCCCACCGCTTTCCTGCCCGCCTAAAAAGCCTGCAACTAAGAAAGCTGTAGCCAAGAAAACAGAAGTCAAGGAGGAAGTCTGATGCCTAGCTACTCCGGACCAAAGAAGCCACAGAAGCCTGCTAAGAAAAAGAAAGGAGGCAAGAAAAAGTGAAGAAGGGTTCTCGCGTTAGCTGGGTTTACCAGGGCAAGCGGACTTTTGGCGTTGTTACCGGTAGCGGTGGCAAGCGTGCATCAGTCAAGGGGCCAAGCGGCGG